GATATAACATCTAATGCTTATCTCAACAATGAATTAACAAGAAAGATAAATAATTTGGACGAAAATACTGATTGTGCAAATTCAAAAAATATTCAAAAAAATATAATTGTGTGTGATTATAATATAGTTGATAATTCACAAAGTTATTTTGATATAAATTATAATTCTAAGAAATCATTGAGAGTATTAATTTGGAAAAATTTTGAATATATGGATAATAATTATAATTTCTTAAAATTTATGAAAAGATTTGGTTTTAATGGATTTTATAATATTATGGATGTTGTAATAAAAGATGACAAATACAAATTTTTAGGTGAAGAGCTATTTTTCTTTGATCAATACATAAAATACATAAAACCAATATCGAATTTTTATGATGTAAATGAAATAGATAAAGATCATTTACAATGAAAAATCACAAATAATTGGATAATGGTCACTTAAATCAGATTTTAAAATTTGATGATTTGTTATAAAAAAGTGTTCCAACAGATTTTTGGTTGTGAAAATAAAATCTGTTTGATTTTCTTGTGTTAAATTAGTTATTTTATTTCTATCTTTACTTGTATCTTTAAAAAATTTATTAAAATAATAAAAATTATTTTTGATATCTTCATAAATCCATCGTATTTCCTCGATAGAATCAATTTCATAATATGGTTTATTGAAATCTCCACACACAATAACATTTTTAGTGTTGTGTTTTTTACAGTTAATTAAAATATCAAGTAAAAGTAAATTAATTTGCAAATTATAAACATTATTCTCGGGTCCTTTTGGATTTAATTTATGTTTTAAATAATTGACTACACCACGTCTGACAAATTCTAAATGAGTATTATAAATTAAAATTGGTATGTTATCAATCATAATTTTTACACAAATAAAATTTCTGTTTGTTGGTAGTAAAAAAGATTTTTCATAATCAAAATTTATTTTACTAAAAATAGCATTTGCTAAATAAAAATATTCTGATTGATTTTTGGATCTCTGATAAGATGATAAATTTGTGTTACTAATAAAAGAATATTCATATCCTATTTTTTTAAATTCATCGACAATATAAGAAAAATTACATTTTGATATTTCAGAATAGTCATCAATGTCTTCATTTAAATGATTTTTATAAAGAGGTACAACTTCTTGTAAACATAAAATATCGCAATTTATTTTTTTGAAAAATTCAATAAATGGAGATAATGATTTTTTATATAAATTGTCATTGGGACAAACAGAAACCCAGTTATGAACATTAAATGTACAAATTCTAAATTTTGAATTATTATTAACAAAATTTTCAGATTCACATTTTATATTTAAATTATTGACTTGAACATCTTGTTCTTTAATTGAAAGATAATCTTTTTTATATGATAATAATTTTGGTGGTAAAAAACCCCATTTGTTTATTGTTTCTGAACTAGGATAAATATTTTTTTTATTAGAATCATCCTCAATTTTATTTAGTAAATTATAATATGATCTGTATAATTTATTTAATTTAAAATATATATCACTCATATAATTTTACTCATATAAAAAAATTGATTTTTGAAATATTCAGAATATAAAGTATATATAAAAATGCCTTCACTCACAATAAAGACAGTATCAGGAAAAGTATCATATTTTGAGTTTACAAAAGATGTGATTACTATGAAAGAATTAGCTGAAGAAATAAGTTCAAGTGAAGATTTTGGTAAACCATCAATTGAACTTTTAAAATTAATTCATCAAGGAAAAGTGTTAAATATTAATGACGAAATTCAAGTTAAACCTGAAAATATAGTTATTTTAATGATTTCAAAACAAGTTGTCAAAAAACCAGTACAAGAAAATTCAAGTACGAAAATAGAAGAAAATTCAAGTACGAAAATAGAAGAAAATAAAGATCCAGTTAATGAAAAAGTTGAAGAAATGAAATGTGCACCGAATCCATTTAATTCTCAACCTGAGATATTAATTGACGAACAAACTGTAGCTCAACTAGCAGTCACTCAATACATGCTTTTACAGTCAAATCCTCAATTGACTGATATGATTTCGGAAAATGATAATTTGATGTCTCAAATTTTAAAAAGAGTAGAGGAAAAAAATTGTTTGCCTGCAGGTTTCGAACAATTATCACAAAATCCACAAATTGCATTATTAATTCTGGTAAATTATTTGAAAAATATTGATGTTGGTAAAGAGCAATATTTAGAACTTGTTCCTTTGTGTAAGAAATTAACCAAACAAATGGAAGAATTGGGAACATCTGGATTGATAATGAGTAAAGAACAAATGGAAGAACTAAAAAATAAGCCTCCCGATTTTGATAAAATGAATTCTGAACAAATTCAAGAATATAAATCTGCAATTTTAGAAAATCAACCAGAATTATTTGACAAATTAGCTTCCATGTCAGATGATGATTTTAAGAAAATGATGTCTATGCAATCAAAAGCTAAAATATTAAAAAAGAAATTGGATGAATTAGAAAAAGAAGATCCAGAAGTTTTCAGACAAGCAATACAAATAAAAATGATGGAATCAGTTAGTTCAAATATTGTATTAAATGAAGATGATAAATCGAAAATTAAAGAAATATCACTAAATTTTGGATTTAGTGAAGAAGAAGTAGAAGATGCTTATATATCATCAGGTAAAAATATTGATATGACAGTTAATTTATTATTGGGTTAATTTTTTTAAGATGCCAATTGATTCTGTATTGCTTCCATATCTAATTGTGAAATTTGTTCATTTTGATCTTCATTTGGTTGTTGCATTTGTGGCTGTTGCATTTGTTGCTGTTGTTGGTGTTGCATTTGAGAAAATTGGTTTTGTAAATATGGGTTATACATTGGTTGTTGCATCATATTAAATTGTGGCATAGTTTGCATATTAACCTGTGTATTCATTTTTTCATTTCTTTTTTTATAATAAACATAGAAACCAACAGCAATTACAGCAACTGCAATAAAAATAAGTAATTTTTTATTAGATAATAGAGATCCAAAATTAAAAAAAGAAGATTGATTCACAATAGTTGAGGTTTCAGGAATTGTTTGTAAAGTACTCATATTAAAAAAACTATATAAAATAAAATTAATATTTAAACCCACATTAAAAAAATTGATTTAACAAATATTAAACTTTATATTTTTAGTTATGTCGTGTACCAAATTTATATATTTATCTGATGAATCCAAAAATTTAAATTCTGAAAATTTAGAAAATATTTATCCAGGTGATTTTGAATCAATAATTTACATGAATGATGTTTTTACAAAATTTTATGAAAAGAATTTGAATGAAAAAATAAATGATTTGTCAAAAATTCCGATAGCAAAAAACAAAGGATATTATATGCCTAATTTAAAAATTAATGAAAATGATGAATTAGTTTTATTATTACCATCATCTGAAAAAATTGTAGAAACTGAAATAATAAAAGTCTTAAATAATATACAATACGAATTAGAAATAAATGTATGTAATTTGTATTTTTTTGATTTTATGATTCTAAGACGAATGATTGTAATTCAAAGTTTTGAAAAAATTATTGTATTACAAAATAAAAAAAGAGGTAGAGTGGACAATTTTGAAAGTAATAAAAAAATAAATACATATATATCACCATCTAGATTAAGAGATGCAGTTAATGATGATTATTTATTAACTTATGCAAAATTAGCTCATTCTAAAGGAGAAATAAATAAATTTTTCAATAATAATGTATTTACTGATGATGTATTTATACAAAAAATTTTCAAACAAGGAATTGATTATGAAAATTTTATTGTGGATAAATTAAAATTAAAATGTAAAGATAATTTTATTCAAATAGCTCCTAGTTCCAAAAATTGTGATGAATTTCATTGTCAAAAAACAATAGAAGCTATGAAAAAAGGATACATAATAATTTATCAAGCTGTTTTAATAAATGATGATAATACGACAAAAGGCTGTTGTGATTTAATTATAAGAAGTGATTATATAAATGAAATTTTAAATGACAAAGTGTTAGACAAAGAAGAAGAACATAAAGGATGTATTTTAAATGATAATTTTCATTATTTGGCTGTGGATATTAAATCTTGTAATTTGTCAAAATATTTTTCACAAAGGTCATATAAGGAACTAACTAATTCGGGAGACATAAAATATCCAAAATTACAAGTAACATTATATTCAAAATCTTTAGAATATATTCAAAAATATTTTCCAAAAAAAGCAATAATTATGGCAAAAAATTATGATGGTATAGATTTCGGTTTGGTGTCATTTGATGATAATCTAAGTTGTGATTATCCAAATAAATTAAATGATTTTTTATCAAATATAAAATTAATAATTGAAAATTATAATAAAATAAAATTATATGATCAACCAACATATGATTTTTTGAGACCTAATATGAAAAGTAAATCAGATTATTTTAATATTAAAAAAATTATGGCTGATTATTATTGTGACCCAACATCGATATATTATATAGGACCAAAAGAAAGAAATCTTGCTTTAAAACATGGAATAACATCATTTAAAGATAACAGATTAAATTCAAAGTTAATGGGTTTTAAAGAAAATTCTGTGATTGGTAAAAGAGTAGACAATATTTTAAAAGTCAATCGAACTGATGATTTTTTACAAATTCCAGAGAAAATCATTTCAAATATGTTTGACTGGAGAAATACAACAAAATATTTCGATTGTTATGTTGACTTTGAATATTTTAATAGTGTTTTTTCATCACAGTTTTATAATAAAACAAATGATTATAATTTTTCAGAATTAGTTTTTATGATAGGTATAGGATATAAAAACAGTTCGAATGATTGGATATTTAATTCATTTGTAATTAATAAAAAAAATAAGAATGAAGAAATTAGAATTTTTAATGAATTAAACAAACTAGTTCTTGAATTAGAAAAAAAATTCAATAAAAAAATAAGATTTGTTCATTATAATCATACTGAAAAGACCGAAATAAATAAATTTTGTGATAAATACAATGGTTTAAAATTTAATGTTGAATATTTGGATATTTACAAAATATTGCAAACTGAAAATTTTGCTGTTAATGGATCACGTAATTATTCATTAAAAAATATATGTAAAGCACTAAACAAACATAATAAAATAGATTGTGTATGGCCTGATGGTTGTAGTGATGGTCTTCAAGCTATGGTATTTGCTGATGAATGTTATAATAATAATATAGATATTGAATCAAGTTCAGTGATGGATAAAATTAAAAAATATAATGAAATTGATTGCAAGTCAATGTATGAATTACTTACATATTTGAGAACTAGTTGTTAAACAATCATATTTATCACAAGTGTAACCCAATAATAAACAAATTACAATGTTACATATTTTTGTTTCATAATGTGATAAACAAACACAAATTTCTTTTAATGATTCTAGTGATGCTTCAAAAAAAACTTCTTCTTTTTCGTTTATATTCATAAATAGTTCAGTTATACAATCTACAAACAAAACTTCTGATTCATTAGTCATATTTTGACCTCCAAGCCATTTAACAATTTCTTTAATAACACCAATACCAAAACTATTTAATGAAATTGGCGTGATTCCATCAAAAATGAAACCACAATTATTTATATTGGTGGTACTGTTTCTATTTTTAATTGCTTTCCATAATTGATTATACAAATTATTTTTCCTATGTTTCAATTTGACAATTAATTTTTCATTTATTTTATTTACTGGAAAAAAATTTTCTGGTACTAGTTGTAATTTATGGTCTTCATCTAGTTTTTCATTTAATGAATTTATTTTTTTTGATATTTGTTTGTAAAGACAATAAAAAGTAAGTTTATTATCATCAATACAACAACATTCTTTTTGTTGAAATAATTGAAAAATTTTAGTAATTAAATATAAACAATACATTTTTTTGTTAATTATAATTTCAATAATTTCACAAGAAATCAGTTTTAAAATTTGTTTATATGATAATTTAATATTATTTATTAATACCGAAGATAAACAATTATTACATTTTTTATTTGAACAACATATAGAACAACATCCTTTGCATTCACATAATTTATTATAGCATTCATCATTTGATTTGAATGCACAATAAAGAATGGAAGTAAAATCATTTACAATTTGTGCATTTTTTTTAATTAAAAATTCAAATAGATTCATAAACAGATTGTCGTCATTTGCTAAAACTATAATTTCCCCAATTGTATTACAATTAATTTTAATTATAGATTTGTTTCTACAATTTTTAATTTTTAAAATTTTTATTTTATATTGTCCTAAATTCATTAAAGAGATTATACAATTTTCGTTTGTTTTAATTTCGATAATTTTGGCGGTTTTTCCTAATTTCGAAAACATAAATTCAGAATTTTTTTTTACGGTTAATATAATGGAAAAATCATCTGATATTAAATTCATATATTCACACTCATTATTAAAAAGAATAATTTCTTTTGTGTTTATTTTATAGCCTACAGTAATTTTTTTGGTTTCATTATTTTTTTTTGATAAAGCATAACCATTAATTTTGTTATGTTTAGAATCAAGAAAATTATCAATAATGAAATTGATTTTTTTTGGCAGAACTTCTTTTCTTTTAAAATAAGTAGTTATTAACCCTCCCAAGATTTGTCCTGTTGGAGCAAGATTATTTGAATTATTCATTGAGAAGAAATATTATAAAGTTTTTACAATTTCCTTTTTAAATATATTAAAAAATAAATCTATCATATTTTAATTATGATTATCAAAAGTTCTTTTGATAAAAGTGAATATGATTACTTTAAATTAGAAAATGGAATTAAAGTAATCATTTGTTCCAATGTTAAATTTAAAAATACTGCAATATCAGTTCAAATCAATGCAGGTTCAAATCAAAATGGTGATGTGTTTCTTGGTTTGGCCCATTTTTTAGAACATATGTTGTTTCTTGGTTCAAAAAAATATCCTAAAGAAAACATATTCAAAAAAACATTGGCTAAAAATGCAGGATATACAAATGCTTTCACAGCACCTGATAAAACTGTATATTATTTGTCATTTTACGGTCAAAAAGATATTGAATTAATTTTTGATATGTTTTCCAGATTTTTTATTGATCCTTTATTTAATGAAAATGCGGTAGATAGAGAAATTAATGCTATAAATAGTGAGTATATAATTAATTATACTAATGAAAGTTGGCATTTTTATCAAGTTCTAAAAAATTGTATGAAAGATAATCATCCAGGCAAAAATTTTGAAGTTGGTAATTTAAAAACATTACAAAAGGATAAATTATATGAAGAATTAAAAAATTTTTATAATAAATACTACACTAGTAATAATATATCGATTGCTGTTGCAACAAAACAAAAATTAGATTTAATAAAAAAAATATTGAAAAAAACTTTTGGTAATATACAATCAAATAATATAATAACATCCAAAGTGTTTGATCTCCCATTTGATGAAAAAATAAATTATGAAATTGTAGTCATATCTAAAAAAGAAATTCCAGTTATAAATTTTGTTTGGCAATTAAAAAAAAATGATTATATTTATTGTTTAGAAAAAATTTTGATAAAATTATTAAATTTAGAAACTACAGGATCATTATATTCATTATTAATAAATAAAAAATATATTTTTTCAATGTCATCTAATTTAATTTATGATCATAAAGATTTTACGTTAGTGGTGATTTCAATGAAATTAACTAGTAATGGTATGGATGATTTATCTAAGATTAAAAGTATTGTATTTAAATACATTGATTTTTTAAAAAATACAAGTTTGATAAAATTCCTGAATATTTTAAAAAATTCTGATGATGTAAAATTTAAATTTTATGAATTGTTAGATCCATCAGAAGTTGCTGAAACATTAGTAATAAACTCAAATTTATATGAAATTAAAGATGTTATAACAGGTGACTATATTCAAAAAGTAAATGAAAATGTGATAAAACAAATATTGAATGATTATTTTACTTTCGATAAAAGTTTTATATGTTTATTTTCGTCAGATTTAAAAAAAGATTCAACATTTAACAAGGACATTTATTATGATTTCTACTATAAAAAAATAAATAAAAAGAAATTAATTGATGTAAAAACAAATTTTGAATTACGCATGCCAAAAAATTATTTTCCAATTAATTTGAATATTAATGAAGGAAAAGACAAAATTGAAAATTATGATATTAATGGTAAAAAAATACTTGTTCATTTCACAAATAAATTCCAAATTCCGAAATGTTGTTTAAAAATTTGGTTGTGTCACAATAAGTTTGCAAAATCAAAACAGAAATTTATATTTATGAATATTTTATATTTAATAGCATTAAAAAAATTAAAGGATTTTGCATTTGATTTAAAAATAGCTGATTATATGTTTGATTTTGTTTTAAATAAAGAAACGAAATGTTTTGAATTTATGTTTTATGGTTTTTCAGAAAAAATATTTGAATTAACAAATGATTTTATGAATATTTTTAATAATTTTGAAATTAATGAAATGGAATATAATATGAATCTTATAAAATTTGAGAAAACATTAAAAAATAAATTTTTGCAAACTCCACACAATAACATTGAATATTATTTGAATTCTGTATTGATTAATAATTATTTTAATTATAAAGGAATATTAGATGAAATTAAAAATGTATCATTTGAAAAATTTAGTTCATACATTAATAAAATAAAAAACTTCAATATGAAATATTATATTTATGGAAATTTTGATCATAAAAAATTAAGTGATTTGAAAATAAACAATGAAATTATAACTAAACAAATGGAAATAGACATAAATTATAAACCAGGAAAATACAGATTTGTATTGGATAACAAATTTGAAAAAAATAATATTACTATATTTTTATATTATTGTGGCGACGATTTAATAAATAATTCTATAGTTTTTTTATATACATCTTTATTTAAAACTAAATTTTTTGAAAAATTAAGAACACAAAAGCAATTAGGTTATATAGTAAATATGGATTATGTTAAAAAAAATAAAAAAATATTTATAATATCTTTTATTGAATCAGAACGACAACATAATATATTAATAAATGAAATGAATAAATTTTTCAATGAATTAGATTTTGAAATAAAAATATTTTCCTTAAATAAATATAAAGAAACATTAATTGAAAAATTATTAGAAAAAAAAAATAATTTATTAGATCAATTTTTAGATAACACGAATTTATTAGAAACTCATGATTCTTATTTTGATATAAATCAAAAAATAGCTGATCAAATAAGAAAAATAACCTTAAAACAATTACAAGATTTTCATAAAAAATATATTTTAAATGAAAATAATAAAAGCATAATTTTATTAAATTAAACATTGATAATCTTCGTCATCATTGAAAACATTTGCGTTTTTAAATATTGTGCAATCAACAGCCACTTCTTTTAACATTTTTTCAAAAACATTAATTAATTTTGATTTCTTTTGAGCTAATTTCCAAATATATTCATCTATAGTTCTTTCTTCTTTAGAATGTGTTGCTAGATATAAATATATTTTTACATTTCTTCTATCAGATGGTAAATCTTTGTGTGAACAAAATCTTACAGCTCTACCAATTATTTGTAACATTCTAGACATATTCCAATATGGTTCCATAATATGAACTTGTTCAACACGAAGTAATGAAACGCCTTCTTTAATAGATGGGCTTCCAATCATTATTTTTATTTGACTGCCGTCATGATTAGATTTTTGATTAAATATTCTTTTTATTTCTTCTTTGACATGATGTGGTTCATCACCAGACCATATAGAAAATCTTTTTTCTCCTTGTCCGTGTGTTTTATAATTTTTCCATTTATGTTTTTCTAAAACTTTAACAAATGGTTTAATACCTCCATATTCCTTAAAGTTACTATATAAAAAAACTGGTCCAGTTGA